AAGTATAAACAATATTTAATAAATTTTTTATTATATTGTATAATAAGATTAAAAAAAATATTAAAGATTTTATAAAGTATGAATTTGAGTTTTACACAAATAATTTTAAATTATTTTTTTAACTGTTTGAGTGCCTGCAGCGATGACCGCAGCGTTGTGGATAGCTATTTTCTATTGTCTATATAGACTATACTTCTATATATAGATGTTTATAGACTTCTAGCTTCTATTGTTTATAAGTTAGTTTATATAGTGGTGTAGTAGATAGATTTATAGATGGTTAGCCAGATCAAATGATGGGCGGATAGATTGCCTACACGCCCCCCTCTGTCGTTTTATAGATTCTTATTGGGGTAGCCATCAATTAAGCATAACCATAGCTTAGACTGACATTGGGATGGTCAGTTGGGATGGTCAGCGATTACAGAACACAGCACAGACAGTTAGTCCTTTGAGATGGACTTAGACTTGCTAAGGGAGGAGACCCATTCGCAGCTCCCCCCAAAAAAAATTACAGTTTATTTAGCGTTACGGTATTGTCAGTTAAATTGACTGTTTGATGACCGCAGTAAAACTTACGGCTTAAGATATTGTTTTGATTAAAGATATTGAACGTAGTCCACATCGGACCAGTAGCTACGCCCTCTATGTGCTGGCAATATTTACTGATTGCGCCTATGCCAGTCACGTCTAAACCCCAGTCTAGGGTGCAAGAAACCATCCCTGTAGGGGCAGTTGTGACTACTTTTAGCCCCTGATTTGACAATTCCCGTACCCGTTTTTCAAAAAATTTGGGGGTAAAGTCTGGTAATTGCCCAGATGACGGGGATGAGTTAATGACCAGGACATCAAAATCAATGTCATACGGTTCATTTAGGGCGGGGTAATCGAATAACAGATCTTCCCTGCAAGCCATAGGAGAGGAAATCTCAAGGATGTTAGATAGATGATCGAACCATTCTAAGTAAAAAGCTACCCAATCATGCTGTAGTGGATGGCTGTAGAAGTAGTTATCCCTACCAATCCAAGCATTATGTGCGCCACTCGGGATACTTAGCCCTTGCAAGCTGATAGGCATATCCTCTACAAGAGGGGTTAGCTGGTCAATATGAGCAGGATTGACATGGTGCGTGAACTCTAGATGCGGTTCTTGCTTGCAAACTCTGCGTAAATAGTTAAGATGAACTAGGTTATCCCCTAGACGATATTCATTGTATGTGTGTATCATGGTGGTATGATGAGTTAAGTTATAAGGAGAATATCACAATGAGTATTGAGGTGGAAAAAAATATACCAATACCCCCTGAGAAAAAGCGCAACGTGTACCCATATAAGATATTAGAGGTCGGAGAATCATTCTTTGTGCCAACGGGGAAAATTCAGATTGTCTGCAATGCAAACTACCGCACAGGCAAACAATTAGGTAAAAAATTTATAGCTAGAAAAGAAAGTGAAGGGGTAAGAGTATGGCGAACGGAATAAAAGATGCTCAATCAGTACAACAGTACATTGAGAAAGCAGGTGATCTTGCCAAGAAGCAATATATGCAACGGGTGTGGGAAATGACGAAAGAACAAATCTTTCATGAGCTGATGCGGGTTCATGCCAAGTCAGCCGAGTTGATGTTGCAAGCAGAAGCCGAGCTGCAATACCTCAGATCTTTGTTAGATGGTCCTGAGGATGGGGATGCAAGACACTGATCGGTTAAGAAAAGAAAGACTCTTGTATAAGACTGAAATGTTAAGGGCGTTATCTTGCCGAACCAAGAAGCAGAAAATAGCGCTTGCAAGCGAGTGGAAGGCGAAGTACAGCCCAATGACCTATGACGGTCTTATCAGCCTGGCTAAGAACCATGTAGCACGTTTAAAGGTGGCTTATTGGGATTTACCTAACTTTGAAGAAAAACGGATGGAGAAGCACAATTGAAAACCGCAGCCGTAGTAACCGTAACTAGGGGTGATCGCCCTTGGGAGCTATCCAATTGCATCGCTTCAGTCAAAGCTCAAACGTATCCTGCAAACCATTACATTTTGTGTGACGGTGATTTTGATAATTTTGTAAAGATTAAAAAAGATTATCCAGAAGCAAAAGTCTGTTATTGGGATGCCAAGATTGGCGGTGATGGTTATGCGGGGCAACGCTGGTTAGCTGCTGCGCCTCAGTTATTGACTGAGGAAGTCGCTTTCTTTTGTAACGATGACGATTGGTACGATCCTGACCACGTAGCATCCATCATGAGCAAGATTGAGCAAGGGTATGATTGGGCGTATAGCCTTAGGTCAATCTATGACAAGGAGGGGAACTTTTTGTTTGATGACAACTGCGAAGCCCTCGGAGAGCTACACGATTCATGGAATATCCCAGGTCATCACTTTGTTGACTGGTGTATGTGGGGAATGAAAACCTCATTCCTAAAACAACTAGCAATTATTCTCAATCAACCTAGCCCACAAGTGGATCGGCAGTTTTATGAGGCTGCAACGCAGATTGTTCCTAATTTCACCTCTACCAACAAGCACACGTTTAATTTTAGGCTTGGCGGGGAATGTGGCGTACAAAAAGAATTCTTTGAGATGGGCAACCACTCCCTGCTACAACGGTTTAATGGCAAATTGCCTTGGATCATTACATGAACCAGTTTAATCTCAAGCATTTTTATAATTTTTGTAAGCAGCTCAAGATTGAAACCAAGGAGCAAGGCTTACGCAAGATGGACCATTTACTAGGTACGCAAACCTATGTGATGGATGAAATCAATAAAGGATTGGCAGACGGATGCCATTTTTTTGTCATTCTGAAAGGAAGGCAGCTTGGAATCACAACTATTTCACTCGCACTCGATCTCTATTGGCACTTTATGCACCCAGGGCTTCAGGGAACACTTACAACGGATACGGAAGAAAACAGGGATATGTTCCGATCAACCCTTGCCATGTATATGGATGGTTTGCCCAAGGAGTATAAAATCCCACTCCTTGCTCACAACCGAAATCAGCTTTCCCTCAAGAACCGCAGCCGTCTCTTTTATCAAGTCGCTGGGCTTAGAGCAAAAGGAAGTCTGGGTCGTGGTAAGGCTATTACATACCTACATGGAACAGAAACAAGTTCTTGGGGTGACGAAGAAGGACTAGCTTCTCTCTTGGCGTCATTGGCTGAAACTAATCCTGACCGTTTGTACACGTTTGAGAGTACGGCACGGGGCTTTAATATGTTTCACGATATGTACGTGACCGCTAAAAAAGCCCGTACTCAACGTGCCATTTTCTGTGGCTGGTGGCGTAATGAGCTGTATATGCTAGATCCTAAAGACAAGACCTATGAAGTCTATTGGGATGGCAAGCTGACAGGCGAGGAAAAAGAATGGGTTAGGGATATTAAGAAACTTTACAATGTAGAGATCAATTCCCGTCAAATAGCATGGTGGCGTTGGAAACTGTACGAAGGTATCAAAGACGATAGCCTAATGTACCAAGAGTTTCCGCCTACTGAGGACTATGCCTTTGTGATGACGGGTACATCATTCTTTTCTAATGCACGGTGTACGGATGCCGTTAAGAAATTAAAGAAACGCACTTATGATTCTTACCGCTATAGCTTTGGTGCTAACTTTCAAGATACTGAAGTTCTTAAATCAACAGAGCGCTTGGCAACTCTTAAAGTCTGGGAAGAACCAGTTGACACGGCTTATTATGTTATTGGTGCTGATCCTGCTTATGGATCTAGCGATTGGGCTGACCGATTTTGCATCCAAGTATTTAGGTGCTACGCAGATGGACTAGAACAGGTCGCTGCCTTTGCAACTTCAGAATTAAACACTTACCAGTTTGCTTGGATCATTGCTCACTTAGCGGGTGCATACAAAAACTCCACCCTGAACCTTGAAATCAATGGTCCAGGTCAGGCGGTCATCAATGAATTGCGTAACCTTAAGCGTCAGGCTGCCAGTATGGGTACAGCCTTAGGCAAAGACTTGCTTGATGTGTACGGCAATATGCAAAACTATATTTGGCGTAGGAACGATACCCTTGGTGGGGTGTCCAATTCTATTGGCTGGATGACTACGCAAGCAACCAAAGAACGGATGCTGACCTACATGAAAGATTATTTTGAGCGTGGGATGATGGACATTTGGGATATGGATACCATTGAAGAAATGAAAACCACTATCCGTGATGGTAGCTCCATTGAAGCTTCAGGTCGCAATAAAGACGATAGGGTGATTGCTACCGCCTTGGCAAGCGCTGCTTATGCCGAACAAGTACAACCTAGATTGATTACAGCAAAGCTCACACGTCCAATGTCTAGGATGCAAGATGACTTTACGCCAGAACAGCTTACTGTTGGCAGAAATGTAAGCGATTACTTAAAAAGAATTGGGGTTTACGGTAAATGAAGTCTGTAATACCAAAAATGGAACTCAAGCGGATTATGAAACGCTTTTTGCAAGATAAAAACCGAGGAATATCTGTAAAGCTGTTTGCTGAGTTGGCTGGCGTGTCCGAAGCGCATATACGGGATGTTTTTTTGGATGAATCAGAACCATTGACCGAATATATGCAAAGACGTGTGAGTAAAGCCTACATTGAGTGGGTAAATGGAGAAATATCTATTATGCAGAACCGTGATAACACTAGGTTTGTGCAATATCGTAAAGAAGCTAAACCTGACATGGCTAAAACTACGGGATTGCACTTAGTTAACGGAGAGATTAAGATTAAGGTGGGTATTACAAATAGATCTGATTATTCTGTTTTAACACTTGACGAACAATTAAAGGGGAGATAACAATGGCAGTTGTAAATGATTTTCACTGTGCAAAGCACGGATACTTTGAATCTAGGGAGGCTAAATGCCCCATGAAAGGTTGTCATGAAGAAGTTATGGTCGTATTTTTGCAAGCTCCTAACCTTATCAGCCAAAAAACTAGATTCACAGATAAGTCAACAAAGCAACTTGCAATCGAGTTCGATATGTCAGACATCAAAACCACCCGTGAAGGTGAAAACCAAGCAGGTTACCTCACCCGCAAAAACAAGTTCAAAGAAAAAGACTACGCAGAAGCCGAAAAGTACGCAACTCGTAAAAGAGGCAACAAAGACAAACTTAAACCAGTTCCCACTCAAGAAGCGCCAAAAGAAAGCCGTCCAGGGGATGCAGCGATCTGGGGCGGGGGAATGAAGGGAATGAATATGCAATCCATTCTTGCAGGTCAGTTTGCTAAACCTGTAAGAGATGAGCAAGTGGGCTTGACACCTAATCAAGCTGGCATTATAAAAGGACCTACAACCCTTGCTGGCGGTACAATGAGAGATCCCGATAACTTGCAAATTAAAAAATGAAAATTCCGTCATCACCTGAAGCTAGAGAAGAATTATATTTGGACATCATCAATAAGTGCATGGTGTCCAAAGAAGCTAGAAAGGGTGATTACACAACACTAAGAGCATATTATTTATTTGGCGCAGGTCCAGAACAACCACCAGCGTATTTCAATAAGATTCATCCGCACTTAGATCAACTTACTTCATTTTTATATTCAGCAGAAACAACACGATTCTCTATTGCGCTAGGCGCATCGGTACATCCAGCCGAACATCACAAAGCACCAACATTAACTCAAGCACTCAATGATGAGTGGCTTAACTCTAATGCAGACCAAGTATTTTCAACTGCACTGACATGGGCGCTTGTGTACAACACCACTTTTATTAAGCTGGTGTACAACAAAGGTATTCATCCTTACATGATTGAACCGTCATCTATTGGCGTGTTGCGTGAGGATACCCCATATACAGACAGGCAAGAAGCCATAACACAAACTTACTACATTACTAAATCGGAGCTGTACGCCCGTCTGTATTCCCATCCAAAGCGTGAGCAGATTGTTTCACGTATTACTTCAGGAACAAAAACATCTGATTCAGAGATTCCTGATGCAGTAAACCGTATTGTGATGAGCCAAACCAATCCAACAATCTACGGCAACATCAATTTAGATTTGTACGGCATGAACCGTTACAAAGCTCAGGTTGCTGAAGAAACTGTTGAGATGACTGAGTTGTGGCTATGGAATGATGACACTGAGGATTATCAAGTAGTCACAATGGCTGCTCCTGACATCATTGTTTACGACAGACCTGGTGCAAGCCTGTTCCTTAAAGGTGAGTGTCCTTTTGTACAGATCGCACCGAATCCTTTGCCTGATTACTATTGGGGAGCATCTGAAGCTCAGCAGTTGATCTTGTTACAAGAGTTACGCAATACCCGCATGGTAGAGATTCTTGATCTTTTATCTAAACAAGTAGCGCCACCAACAGCATTTAGTGGTTTTAGCGGTATTACAGATGAAAAATACTTTGCTATGCAACGTGCTGGCTCATTGATTGCGTCTGATATGCCTGGCGGTAAAGTAGATCGCTTATCTCCTGAAATGCCACCTGATCTATTTGAGGTTATTCATGAGATTGACCTAATGTTTTCTGAAGTATCAGGTATCAGCAACGTATTAAGCGGTAAAGGTGAATCAGGCGTTAGAAGCCAAGGTCATGCAAGCCAACTAGCTCGTCTTGGAAGTTCAAGAGCTAAAAAACGGGCTTTGATTGTAGAAGATAGTCTTGAAAAGGTAGCAACCTTGTATATGAAGCTATTGCAAGCCTACGATGACACGCATTTTAAAGATGAAGATGGCAAAGCCTTTATTGCCGAGCAATTCACTAAAGATTTTGTAGTTAAAGTAGATGCTCACTCTAATAGCCCTATTTTCACAGAGGATTTGA